AGACAATGTTGTTTTACTTTTGGATCTATCGAGAAAGTCCGAAGAAGCATTAATTAACAACCCTGATGATGAACACAGAGTCTTTTATGTAGGTGCTACAAGAGCACGAAAAGAGCTATGGCTCGTACGTTCTGAGACAGATAGAGAATACCTGGAGGTAATACGATGAGGATTGGTTACAAAGACGGAAAAGTATTTATATCTTTAATAGAGAAAGAAATGAAGGATATCAAAAAGTCTTGGCCACAACCTGTAGAGATTGATAAAAGCTGGATACCATTCTTGGTAGAAGACATGGCTACAGTAAATTTAGAAGCATGGCAGGATCAATTAAATAAAAAATGAACTGTTGGCATTGCAATACAGAATTAAGATGGATGCAGGATGAAGACATTAGTGAAGAATCGGAAGTTTATTCTTTTATGACATTCTTGGATTGCAGTAAATGTGGATCATTAACAGAAGTTTATTTTCCCAAAGAAAAGGAGAAGGATGACAATTCAAAATCCCCTATTTCAACCACCGAGTGAGTGGGTCTGTCCTGAGTTTATAGATTACAAAGGGCAAAGCCCTGTTGCTATTGATTTAGAAACATACGATCCAGGAATCAAGGACCACGGACCAGGTTGGGCAACCGGTAATGGAAAAGTTGTAGGTGTTGCAATCGCATGGGAAGGTTTCAAAGGATACTTTCCAATTGATCATGATGCACCAGGTAACTACGATAAAAAAGTTTTTATGAGACAGTTTCAAGACATGTTAGATCGTTGTCCTGAAATTGTTTGTCACAATGCCATGTACGATGTCGGTTGGATGAAACGTATGGGTATGAGAATTACATCAAAGATTTGGGACACCATGTTAATGGCACCTATCTTAGATGAAAACAGAATGCGATATTCTTTGAATATTGTTGGACAAGATTATTTAGGGGAAAAGAAATCAGAAGCACTGTTATATGAAGCAGCAAAAGAATGGGGTGTCGATGCAAAGAACGACATGTGGAGATTACCTCCCATGTACGTTGGACCTTATGCAGAACAAGATGCCGAGCTTGCGTTAAAATTATTTCACGTTCTTCAAAGAGAAATCCTCGCACAAGATTTAACTCACATAAATGAGTTAGAGCACCAAGTCTTACCAGTCTTGATTGATATGAAATGGCGTGGTGTTAAAGTTGACATAGATCAAGCTGAACGCACAAAGAACAAACTCTTAAAAGAAGAGTCCGAACATTTACAGAAAATAAAAAATGAAACTGGATGTGATGTTAATGTGTGGGAAGCTAAATCTATATCTAAAATGTTCGATGCACTGGATCTTCCATATGCACGAACTGAATTGACGGGTGCTCCAAAATTCGATAAGCATTTCCTCCGCACTCATGGACACCCGTTAGTTCAAGCTGTCGCTCAGGCCAGAGAATATAATAAAGCCCGAACGACTTTTATTGATACAATTCTAAAGCATGAACATAAGGGGAGAATCCATGCTGAAATAAACCAATTACGGGGAGATGGTGGTGGCACCGTCACAGGACGACTCAGCTACAACACACCAAACCTCCAACAAGTTCCTTCCTCGAAGGTTTTAGGACCGATGATACGCTCGCTCTTTAAACCCGAAGAGGGGATGCAATGGGGTGCGTTTGACTACTCACAACAAGAACCACGTCTCGTGGTTCACCTCGCTAGCTTAACGGCTGGTGGGTTGAAAGGCGCAGATGAGTTTGTCAACGCATACCATGAAGACCCCAACACTGACTTCCACACAATGGTTTCCGAGATGGCTAAAATAGACCGTAAAAAGGCTAAAACGATCAATCTAGGGCTATTCTATGGTATGGGTAAGGGGAAACTATCGTCTGAGCTAGGATTGACTCCTGGTGAGGCTGAGGACCTTTTTGAGAAGTATCATGGACGTGTTCCTTTTGTAAAAGAAATGATTGAACGAACCATGAAGAAAGCGGCTGATGTCGGTCATGTAAGAACATTACTCGGTCGTAAGTGTCGATTTGATATGTGGGAACCTTCACGCTACGGTGTCCACAAACCACTGCCTAGGGACCAAGCTGAAAGAGAGCATGGCAAACAAATACGCCGTGCCTTTACATACAAAGCTTTAAACAAAATTATACAAGGATCTGCTGCTGACATGACGAAGAAAGCAATGGTAGATTTACATAAAGAAGGAATTGTACCCCTCATTCAAGTGCATGATGAACTAGATTGTTCTTTTGACAGTGAAGAACAAAAGAATAAAATTATGGAGATAATGCAAAACGCAGTGCAATTAGAAGTGCCTGTAAAATTAGATTGTGAGGTTGGACCATCATGGGGCGAGGCGAAATAGATAAAAAGAAAGATGACAAAGTAGAAGCAACACTATGTCCGAGCTGTTCGTATGAACATGTCATTGTTCCTATGTTTCGTATTGATAACGATAACTATCACTGCCTACTATGTAGAACTTCTTTTGTAAAAAGAGTAAATGGTAGAACATTATATATTCCTCTTTCTGAACCTGACGTTGAATTTGAAGCTGAGTTTGATGTTTAGCAACGACAATTATTAAACTGTTTATTTGCAAGAGACACTAATCTAATAACTTTTGCAATACACAAAATTCCTTTCGTGTTTCGGCCGTTGCTATCCTAATATTTTACCAGTTGCATAACTGTCATGCAATCAAAACAAAACTAAAAATTATTTTTCTGTGTATAAGTAGGCCAGGAGAAAAATCATGTTTAACTTAACCAACAAAGCCAAAGATCATTTCTTGAATTTTTTTAAGAGTGATGACAAAGACCAATCAATCAAAGATTTCTGTCAAGCAGAATATAAGAAAGATTGGTATGCAGCCTATAGATCTTTTAAAGAAGAAGGTCAATTTCCAAATTTTATACGAAGAACTCTATAGCAAGTCTTCTAATACGCCTGATGATGCACAAGTAAATTGTAATTTAATTGTCTCATCACGGCTTGTTAGTTCGGTAGCCACTAATTTGTAATACTCATTACATTCTTCATACGTATCAAAGATAACTTCCGAGCCTACGCGTACACATTTTTGATCGTAGCCTAATCCGACACATGCCCAGCCTACTAAAAAGAATTTTAACATTTATTTACCCCTATTGACATTTATACCATAAATTCTTATATTATACTAAGAAATTAGGACTATGTTATACATTGTATTGATATCATTAATATTAGTAACACTAATATTTTATTTTAGATGGTTTATGGCTACAGGTCTAATTTTAATTTTAATATTACACTTTTTAGGAGTTATTTAATGGATGCAAGCAAATACAAATCAGTAGCTATCAAGGTCGCTGTGTATAATAAAGCACGACCGATGGCAGAAAACGATTACTGTACAATGGGTGGATTTATACAAAAACTAATTGAACAAGAGGAGAAGAAACGCAATGGCAAATTACGAAAGTAGAGAACAATTAAAGAAACATTTATCTAATGCGATTGGCTATATGAAGCATGATCGTACACAGTTTTCTTTACCGACAACGGTAGCTTTTTTAGAAGGATACCTAGATGGTTTACAAGAAGAAGATCGTAAATTAGAAAACACACTTCAATTTATGGATAATAAGAACAAATTTTTTGATTTTGCTGATAGTGAAAAACCTACCAAAGTCACATAACAAGTTCCGATTGCGCCGGCCCAATTCGGGTAAAGCAGATGTATAGTGTGATGTAGTAAGAGACTTTGAATATCTCTGTTCAATTACTACTATTGCCGCTGAGGACACATGAAAAGCTGTGAGTTTTAGTTGGAGTGCCTTTCCTCTATCTACGACTCAGGTCGGCTGACCAACAAAGGAGGATAGAATGAAATTTCAACCTGTATACGAATATCAAGACGGTCGAGGGCATTCCATACGCTATTCACATCAACGTGATAAAAGACGCAGAGCGAGGAAAAGAGCCGAGAAACTAATGGGTAAAAGTTATTTTACAAACCCGAAGGAATCATTAGAATTGTCTCATGAATATAAACATGATGACAGAAGACCTAGAGTCTCTAATCTCTAGGCGTATGGTGCTTGATCTTATTGACCATGATAGAGACTACTTTAAGAATAAAAAACATAAAGTAGAAGCACTACGGGCCTGTGCTGATCTTTGGGACCACGAACTCGTGGGGGATACCAAGGACTTACAGGAAGCAACACGCCGTTTAATTGTACAAAAATTAAGTAAACTCAAGGACGGAAATGTGTTATCTTTCCCAAGATGATCAAAGATATTGTAACTAATGTAGAAATCTTCACAAAAGTCTCTAATCCACCGGAGATGCAGGAATACTTGATGTATCGTGTATTATATAGAGATGGTAGTAGTGAGGAATTTACCCACGATCAGTGGCATAAGATTGTAACTAGGGGTTCTGGAGCCTTGAATCAAGGCTCACCGACCACCACATAGTCTTATTTCTTTTCTGATATTTGCGCCTGTAACAGAGCAATGACTATGTACGCTTCTTCTAATTTCTTTTCTAATTCTTGCATGATAAACCTCCCTTATATGCGTTAGTGCGTATCTACCACTGTATCAAAGACTGTTTTTAAAAGTCAATAAATCTTTGCTCTTGACTTTATTTTTTGTTATGTTCCTACTATAGACACAAGATTATAAACCACGAAACACGGACCAAGGAGTAAACAATGCCAAAAGGAATGACACCAAAGAAAAGAATGAAGCAAAGAAGAACTAAGCCCCTACGTAAAGTATTAAAGGGTTTAGCTCCGCTTGTAAAAGGTAAGAAAACCACAGGACGTCAAGAACTTAAAGATATGATGAAAAACATTAAAGCGAGAAGAAAAGCAGGCGCAACAGATTCTTCCTCAAGACTAAATGCTAGTGATTTAAAATCTGCTGGATCATCAACATTTGCACAGAGAAGAAAAAAATTAAAAGGTAATTAATATGGCCCCAAAAATATTAAGAGCTTCCCCAAAGCCAACAGGTCGTCCTGTTAAAAAAGCAAAAGCTACAGGTAAACCAAAAGGATCAAGTCCATCTATGGTTTTAGGTTCTGCTTCCAAAGCAGGAATGCAAAGCAAACAAGGTAGAAATTTTTTATTACCTAAAACAAAACGTAAAACTAAAGACCCCACCCAATTTGAGCGTGGAATACCTAAAGGTAAAAAGGAAATGGAACTTTATAAGTTTATGGAAAAAATTGGGAAAAAAATGGGCCCACAAAAAATAAAAATGACACCTGAAATGAAAAAAAAGTTTAGGCTATTGATTAGTGCTGCAGCACGTGCTGACAATATTAAAAGAGTAATGGAAAAAGGACCACGTAAATTTCCTAACCCAAGACAAGAGAGCACTCGATTTATGGAAAAAGGACCACGTAAATTTCCTAACCCAAGACAAGAGAGCACTCGTATGGATAAAGGACCTAGAAAAATGAATCCTTTGAAAAGAAAAAAATAATGGCTCCGTTTCGAGGTTTTACAGGTAACTTAAATAAGAAAGCACCTACAGGCGTTAATCCGCCAGGGACCTCGTCTTCTGCATTTCAGGGTTATAGTGCTCCTTCTAATAAACCAAGGACTCCTGGTTCAGGATATACACCGGGTGGTGATACTTATACAAATTATAGTCAAGCCGACCAAGGCATTATGTTTAATCAAGCTGGTGGAAAAGATAAGTTTATTGAAATGGCTGGAAACCTTCAGCAAAAATATCCAAGAGGTTTGGACTATCAAAGATATTTAGACAAATCAAAACAGTATTTCGCAGGACAATCCGTTGGTGGCAAGGAAGTGATGGGCCCTGATGGTATTATGCGTTTACAAATGTCTGGTGCTGATGTTCCTATGAAAGATGCACAAGGTCGAACTATCTTATCGATGATGCGACCTGAACTCACTGCACAAGCTCCAACACTAGGACAACTTGTGGGTGACATGGGTCGTGGTATTGGAAGTATGATGGGAGCGGGCGCCGATTTTATCTTGGGCGGTGGAACCATGGGTAAAGTATTAGGTGGTCTAAAAGATAAATTCGCACAAGGTACAAATTTTATGGGTAAAGTTTTTAACCCAGGAGACATCGCAGGAAAACTACAAGCTGCGGGACCTGAAGCACAACGAAAGTATGGACAGTTATTACAGCAAGGAATGACCTATCAACAAGCATTTGAGGCAGCTACAGGCTCACCCTTTTCTACAGGTACAACTGCTACTGTCTAACCGAATTTGGACAAATATTAGCTAATCGTGTGCTTTCAGAAAATCCAGGAATATCTAATCAAGATTTATATAATAGATTAAAGAGAATGAGTGATGCTGGATTTGATGTCAGTAATCCTGTTTTTAAAAATAATATGCTAGCAACAGGTATGTTCGCTCAAGGTGGAATTGCTACTTTGAATTGATGTTTGACATATCAACTTCGGCTATTTCTGTAATCTTCTTGATCATTCCTTTAGGGACCGTGGTCCCCCGACCAAAAGTTTTAGATGACGGAATCCAATCCGACTCCAAACAAGGGGCGGCGGTTCAAGGTCTTTGATGTCTTCTTGTTCGTACCAACCAGTCTGATGTTCAATAGTATCATCCCAGTCAATCCTTACCAATCTCATGTAAATCACTATATATATTATTCTACACAAATTAAATCTAAACTTGTAAAAAATCAGCGAAATCGGTTTACATATTTACAATATAGTAAAAAGATATATATATCGCGGGTTCCCTCTGTAAATAAGTTGTCATCTCGTTGTAAACGGTTGGCTCTTCGTTTACACAGTTTGTTGATAAATAAGGCTTTTTGGAGGGTCTCAAGTTAAAAAATGGAAAAAACGATGTCAAAAAAACAGGAAAAAACACTCGATTTGACCCCAAAACAGATGAAATTTGTCGATATTTTCATCGAAAAAGGGCATATTCAGAGTGCAAAACAGTGTGCTTTGGACGCTGGATACGCTGAAAGTGGGGCTACTGTCAATGCAAGTCAATTACAAAACCCTAAATACTATCCTCGCGTAGTCGAGGAAATAGAACGTAGAAGAGCTGAGTTGGCTAGGAGATACTCCATTTCCTACAAATCTCATGTACAAAAACTAGCTGAGTTGAGAGACTCGGCGGAGGCTGCTGGTAATTACACTGGGGCTATTGCTGCTGAGAAATATCGAGGCATGGTAGCTGGACTTTATGTTGACAAGAAAGAAATCATGCATGGCACGATTGATTCAATGTCTGTTGGAGAAGTAGAGGAGAAGCTAGTTGAACTTAGAAAAAAACTATCCATTCCTGGAGAGTATGAAATTATTGACCAAGACACATCTGAAGGGTCATCTGTCGGAGAGTCTGGCGATGACTTACTTATTGAAGAAGGGGAATCTAGTCTTCAAGACGATTCATGACACTGGTTGTGTCGATATTGTGTCTATTGATAAGCGTGGAAAAGTCCATTTGTATGACGTTAAAACGGCTTTGAAGTATGCAAAAGGAAACAAAAAAGGTAAACCAATCAACCGAGTATTAACTGCATTACAGAAGAAACTTAGAGTTGAGTTATTGATGGTTGATCTTGAAGAAGAAAGGTGCTGGATAATTAAACATGACAGAAGAGAAAAATCTCTGGAAACAGTTAAAAAATAACACTAAATCAATAATTTGGACTAGAATTGAAAGCTCTACAGGTTTGGGTATTCCTGATCTGTTTGGCTTTTACAAACGAGGCTTTTGGTTAGAGCTAAAGATAATAACCAATAATAAGCTTAACTTCTCAGCACATCAAATTGCGTGGATTCACAGGCATTATTCTGCTGGCTGTCCTGTGTTCGTACTTGCCAGAGACCCTCTTTCGAAGACCCTTAAATTATTCTCAGGCTCCATTGTCCGTGATCCATTATCCATTAACGATAAACCCGTCCTTTGTTCCATCGCCCCCGGTTCCAGGTCCCAGAGCTGGGATCTCCTGATGCACTTACTGGGTTGCTGGACTCCTGATGGTAGTTCAAGCACGAAGCTCCATTAGCCTCCATTCCCACGGCCCACCACCATTACCTCTTAATAAAAAAACCGTGCAGCCAGTCCCAGGCTGGTGATGGTTGACAGCAGGAGTACATTCTGCTACTCCTAAGTTCTTCCTTCTTTGTTTAGTTAGCCAAACATTAAACAAAACGGTGAGTCGAAGTCCTCGGCTCACCACCCTTTTTCCATTGTCCATTCCCCATTACCCAACGACCTCTTAGTATTACTATTATATACAGGAGCTGGTGGCCCAGGGAGCTGGACAGCAGGAGTAGCTAACTAAAAAAAGTTTTCTTTTACCTCTTGACATCCTAACTAATTAGGACTATATATATATCAAGGAGGAAGAAGATGTCCGATGAACAAATCATTTATAATATTAGGGTGTGGTTGATTCTTAATTGTAGAAACTATGCTGATGAAGGCTTAATCAAAGACAATCAACTTTTATTAAAAGCAATTAGAAACTGGAGGCAAGAAAAATGAATTACCATTTCAAGCACATCGAATACAGATTATTATTTCAACATGGCTGGAACCGTTGTCCCTGGTTCGTGAGCTGGAGAGAGGAGATCCATCATGCCAGTAGAGTTTAAACAAGACTCCATTAAGGAATGGATCACAAGCAACCTGGATGAGAGTACCATCTCTGAGGTTGTCCTGAACGGATGCCAGGGGGGCACGATCCCCGAGCTCATTTACTATGCAGACACGAATGCCTTTTATGAAAAGTACCAAGAGGAGATCTGGGACATGTTGTGGGACTCGTACTCTGACTGTTCAAATTCTATTCTCCATTTCATAAGCACTTTTAATGGTGCTGATGGCGTGGCATCAGACCTGCAGTTCAGGAACCTGCTGGCGTGGTACGCTGCGGAAGAAGTGTGTCGCCAGATCATGGGCGATAAAGAATCGAAGGAGTGCTTTGATGAAATAAGCACAGCTCTTCATCAAACTTAATGCCGCCTTTTTTAGTTTACTTTGGAATATTAACACTGGTAGCGGTGATGGTTTCGTTTTCCATCGCCAAGCTACCTTTTGGCATTGGTGCAGTATTCCGTGAAATACTGGCGAGCTGGGCGCTGCTCCTGCTGTACTGGCTGGTGTTCTCCATTCTCCATTCCCTTCTTACCCTTTAGGGTCTTAGGTATATTAATATAGAAGTTCCCCCGGGCCTGGGTTTCCTGACAGCACGACCTGTGTATCTTGAAAAAAGTTATCCACAACTTAATTAAATAATTACTTGCAATTAGTTAGGATATCACTATATTAATAGTAAGCCAAAGGAGGCAACATGAACAAGAAGAAGGAAATAGACAAGTTAGTAAGACTAACAATACTAAACAACTTCATTAGTTCGAAGTTGAAAGAACAAAAGATAATAGTTAAATCTTTTGTCGGTGAGGAAAAAGTCCTCAAAGGTCTTGACCACAAGATGAACGTTATCAGACGAGAATATACAAAGTTTGATAGTGCTCGTTTCAAGGTTGAGCAACCTTTAATGTACAATCAGTACAGAACTCAAATCGTTGAGAGTGTCGAACTCAAGCCGATTGTTGATCACGATCAAGAGAGCGAACTCTTAACAGAGAACTTTCCTTTACTACAAATCCAAACTCAATAACATTTATCTCTAGTGCGAGGGCGTCTGCCCTCGTGCCTTTCTCCATTCTCCATTCACTTATTACCCTTTGGGTACGTACGTATAGTAATAATAAAATGGCTACCGGCGTCTGGGTTAGTTGCTGACAGCAGATGTCAAGCCAATGAGATTCTCGTTGAGGTTTTAGGGTGCGACCAAAAGGTACAAAAGTTATCCACAGAAAAGATCTTATATACTTGCAACTAATTAGGATATATGAGATTATAACTCATGCCTAATAACAATGATGTCATCAATAGACCTTTTGCAGACTTGCAAGAGCGTTTGGCTGAAGTCGAAAGACTTGAAAGAGATGACACTCCCACAACAAGGAAGGAAGTAGATTATCGTGCTATCGCTAATTTTCTTAGTAATGAAATGTATCATCTTATTACTACTACTTCTGATCCTGAGGTGAAGGCTTGGGGTAGACGATTACTGTCTAAACTGGCTGACAAACACTCAGACTTATTTTAAATCAAGCAGGGCTGGATAATCTCCAGCCCACGCATCTCCAAACCCATCAACAAAAATCCCAAACACTATACCTAGGAGTCCCTTAACCTTTGACCACCATATCTGGTGGTCGCCCGCTTGCGGGGGTGGGGGGTTAATTGCCCCCTACCGACTTGCACCATGAGCACTTCGGTTGTAATTTACACAGATAATATCTATGATAATAATTCTGAATGAAAAAAGAATTTGACGTTACCTCTATGGATCAAAAGGAGGCTCAAGAGGCACTCCTAAAACTTGAACTAAGAAAGACACAACTAGAACTTGCAAGTAAGGCAAGAGACTCCTTTATAACGTTCGTTAAAACTGTGTGGCCGGGGTTCGTGGAAGGTGAACACCACATCAGAATCGGTGAGAAGTTCGAAAAGGTACTATCGGGTGAGATTAAAAGATTAATTGTTAATATGCCCCCTCGTCATACAAAATCAGAATTTGCGTCCTATCTCTTTCCTGCTTGGCTCATGGGCCACAAACCACAGACCAAGATCATTCAAACCACCCACACAGCCGAACTCTCTTACAGATTTGGTCGTAAGGTTCGTAACCTCATGGACAGTGAAGAATACAGATCTGTTTTTACAGAAGTAAAATTATCACAGGATTCCAAAGCTGCTGGTAGATGGGAAACCAACTACGGGGGAGAGTATTTTGGGGCGGGTGTAGGAGGAGCCATAACAGGTCGTGGTGCGGATCTATTAATTATTGATGATCCACATAGTGAACAAGATGCTCTTAGTCAAACGGCCATGGACAATGCGTGGGAGTTGTATACCTCAGGTCCTCGTCAACGTTTACAACCAGGTGGAAGTATTGTTTGTGTCATGACGAGATGGAGTGAAAAAGATTTAACAGTGGGTGAAGTGAAAGCCGATCAGTGGGACGTGATTGAGTTTCCTGCGATCCTACCTAGTAATAAACCTGTCTGGCCTAACTATTGGAAGCTAGAAGAACTAGAGGCTGTCAAAGCATCTTTGTCTGAACAGAAATGGCAAGCCCAGTGGCAACAGAATCCGACTGGTGAAGAAGGGGCTATTATCAAACGAGAGTGGTGGAACGTGTGGGAGCGAAAAGATATGCCTATGTTGCAACACGTCATTCAATCCTATGACACAGCGTTTACCAAAAAAG